TCGACCAGCGCAGCATCATCTGCGGGTCGCTGCCTTGGCCGGTGTTGGTGCCGACGCCCGCCTCGCAATCGACTTGCAGGCTGTGGTGCGCGGTCCTCTTGAGGGTGTTGGTGCCGGGCGGCAGTGCCCGCCACGAGCGCAGCCACTTCTGGATGTCGCCGTTGTCGGCGTACTCGTTCAGGTCGAAGGCGTAGATGTTGCCGTTCTCGAAGTCGCCGACAACGACCTGATCGTCGTAGACCGCCTGGCAGTTAGACCGATGGCGCACAAAGTTGCCGTTGGACCAGCCGGCCCGCTCGTGCCAGGCTTGGGTCGCCACGTCGTAGACCCAAGTGGTCTGGGCGCTCGGGAAAATCAGCACGTAGAAGGCGTGGCCGTCTTGCTGGTAGGTGTAGCCGATCGCGTCCGACAAGTTGCCGTATTGCTGGATTTGCCACTCAATCGCATGGGTCGAGATGCGCGTGCCGGTGTAGCCGTTGGCGCGGTAGACGATGCCTCGGCCGCGAGCGTCAGACCCCAGCCAGAACAGGCCGTTGTCGAGCTTGGCAACCGAGTACGGGGCAGCGCAGCCGATCTCGTTGAACGCGCCTTGGATGCGCTGCAACGGGAAGTCAGGCAGGCCAGCGTCGTACCAGACCTCGATCGAGTTGGTGCCGAACAGCCACGCCTCGCGGTGATCGACGATCAGCGACACCAAGCCATCCGGGTCACCCTCGGCGCTGGCGAAGTCGAGCGGATCGACAGACAAGCCGTCGAGCAAGGACGTCACCCACACCCGCGCGCTGTTGGGTTCGTTGAACACAAAGTAGCCGTCGAGGTAGCCCACCTTGACCGCGCCGGGGAAATCCGGGTCAGTGATTTTGGCAAACACCTCGGTGGTTGCGTTGTAGATGAAGCCGTCGGGGTTGCAGGCGATGAAAATCTGCGTGCCGTTGTCCGATATGGACACCGGGCCGGTTCCGGTCACCGTGCCCAAGGGCTTGATCTTCCAGCGGGTTGTGTTGCCGATCACGTTGAGCCGGTAGAACGTGTCGCCTGAGACGGCGTACAGGTACTCCTTGAGCACCCACAGCCCACGGATGGGGCCGCTGCCGGCCGCAACCAGCCGGCGCAGGCCAGGGCAGCGCGACAGAAACGCTGCGCTCTTGCCGCCCTCGGGCACGATCTCGGGGAACAAGTTGACAAGTCTGTTGTCGGCGGCGTTCACAGACCGCGCAACATAACTCGATCCAAGTATGGGGCTTTTCATTTGGCCGCTTTCATGGTAAACTCAAAGTCATGATTACCGCTGACCATATCCAATCCATTCTTGACTACAACCCAGAGACTGGCGTTTTTGTCTGGAAAAAACATCATCGCCGCCCCGATCTTATTGGTAAACGTGCCGGTAGCCCGACCAACACAGGGTACTGGGCAATTGCCATTAACAACCAAAAACGGCTGGCGCACAGACTTGCGTGGCTGTACATGACCGGCGTTTTTCCATCTTTTCACATAGACCATAAAGACGGAAACAAGCAAAACAACAAGTTCAGCAATCTTCGAGAAGTTTCGCGTTTTGGCAATTTGCAAAACATGAGACACCCAACCAAAGCCAACAAAGCGGGCTTCCTTGGTGTCAGCGCCCACCAAGGGAAATGGAGAGTGCAGATTATGGCAAATGGTGAACGCATCCGCGAAAGCGGCTTTGACACGCCCGAGGATGCGCATCAAAGATACTTGGAGCTTAAGCGGTTGCATCATTCAACTTGCACCATTTAGTAGTTAAAAATTCCCGGCGTAGATGTTGAACCGCTGCCGCGTCGCAATCAGCGAGTACGGCATCGACATCACATCGTCAGGGTTGTTGATGCGCTTGAGGTTGCGCTTGCTAGTCATGGCAATGCGCTGCACTTGAGGCGACGGCTCGACGCCAAACTCTGGCGCAAGCTCGCAGGCCAAGTTGTACGTGAAGGCCCGCAGGTAGCCTGGCGGGAAAAGAATCTCAGTGACCAACTCAGCCGGCTGCGTTAGCTCTTGCACGCTGATGAAGTGCCACTCCAGCAGCCGTGTCGGGCGCGGGTAAATGTAGATGTCGAAGTTCGGGTAGGTGTTGTTGACGAACATCACCTGCGGGAAGGTCGAGGTCACGGTCTTGACCGCGATGCCGTCGTACTGCTGCTGATTGATCAGCTTGATGCCGTAGGACACGCCCGTGCCGGGGTCTTTGAAGTAAGTGGCGTCGTCCACCAAGACCGGGCGCACGGCGGTGCCATTAAGGCGCACCAAGGAGCCGCTAGGGCCAAGGGTTTCGTTGATCGAGCCGACCGGCCAGTTGACGATCTGGTCGATGGTGGCAAAGACAGACAACCGCTCGGTGTTCCACGAGTCGATCATCTGGTTGAGCGCCATCAAGGCGTCTTGAGACACAGCGGCCGTCGGCGTTTCGCTCTCGGCCAGCACACCTAGCAGCCGCAACGCCCGGTTAATCTGTTCGCCTGCGGTGTAGGTCGCCATGCTATTCCTCTTGGATTAAAACGTCCTTATTGCGTCGGCTGCGCCGCGCCACAGGCTCGGGGCTGGCTTCTTCAGCCACTGGCTCAAGATTGTACCTTGACCAACCGTTTTGAAGGTCAAGTTCAGCCTCGATGTCCATCGTAGCGACTTTCGCGCCGTGGACAGGATGGGTTAGGTAGATTGCTGCCATATGTGCAGAAACGGGGGCCAAAGCCCCCGCCCCTAGTTTACGAAGCCATCACAACCCAGTCGGTGCCATCGCACACCAACATGGCCCAAGCGCCAGCAGTAGCGGCAAGAATTGCCGTGCCTGCGGTGCCCGAGTTAATTGGCTTGACGTTAGATGACGCCGAGATCACCGTGTAGGTGGCCGACAGGTTTTTAATCCACACCACACGGCCAGTGTTGGCCGAAGCAGTGGGGAAGGTGACAGTGACGTTAGCCGAAGCACCGTTACAGATGACAAAGTTCTCGGTCGCGCCCAAAGTGAACGAAGCCGTCTTAGAGACGGGCGCGTTCAAATCAAGTTGCGTTCCGTTCAAAGCACCCGAAACCGAAACCGAAGCGCCGGAAATGGTGCCGGTAACGGTGACGCTTTCAAACTCTGGATCGCTATACGCAACGCCGACAGCCTTGGTATTTGGCATGATATGTCCTTTTAAAAACAGGGGGCCGAAGCCCCCTGGCTATCACGAGATGCGGTAGCAAGTCCAAGTGCCGTCGCCGGTCTTACGGGCACGGAAGTGGCCCGAAGTGGCGTTGTCAACTTGCATCGTACCAACCAGCGTCCAGCCAGTGGCCGTAGCAACAGTCACGTCGTCAGTGCCGCCGTCGATGTTAACGACGAAGAAATCAAACGCTGCGTTGACTTTGGCCGCGCTGGACACAGCGGCTTCCAAGTTCGCCACGGTGGGCAAAGTCAGATTGCCGGCAGAGCCGTCAAAGACAAACAGGCCGTTTGCCAGTTGGTCGGCGGTCATAGTTGCTGCTGCGGTGATGGAGGTAGGAGCGCCCTGAACAAACAGTTGCGCCTCGCCGACGTTGCCGTCGCCAACTTGATAACCACCTGCGCCATTAGGAAGAGCCATGATAAAGTCCTTTCAAAAAAGTTACGAGAACGGGGCCGAAGCCCCATTCGATCAGCCCCAGAGGCGAACGCCCATCTGAGGACGAATCACGCTGTAGCCGTACAGCACGTCAATACGGCAAGGCATACGGTCGTTGTTGATGTCGTACTGACGAACAACGCGCAGGCTGATGCCATTGTGAACGGCGCGCGCGGCCATGTCCACACCTTGCGGCAGGAGCAGGTCGGCGGTAGCGAAGGTAATCGCATCCTTGTGGTACACCAAGTTCTGAGCGTATTGACCGCCAGAAGCGCCCACGAACACCACAGCCTTGCCGCTTTGGGGCAGCACGTCCACGGTAGCCAGAGCGTGGTTGGCAGAGTACATCGGAGCCACGGTGATGTTGCCGGCGCCAGAGCCGTTCAGGGTCACGTCAGCGGCTGCGACGAACTGGAACAGCGAACCAGTGGACTCACGGGTTTGCGGGTTCACAGCGTAGCAGTCAGCAACAGTGAACACGTCGCCGAGCTTGATGGTGTCGTTTGCGCCAGCGCCGGTGACGGCGATGGTGGTCGCGCCTTCAGCAGTCACAGCAGCCGACAGAGTACCGCCGGTAGCGTCGCGGGTGCCGCAGGTGAACTGCTTGATCGACTGAGACATGTTGACTTCGTCGAAGCCCAGCACGCCCATACCCATCATGCCGTTCTTGAACTGCTTGCTGATGGTGTCGGTCGGGTTGAACAGACCTTTCATGCCCTCAACCAAGCCAGCGTTGGCAGCCGGGTTAACGGTTGCGTAGCGCGGGTTCATCACAGCAGCGTTCTCGTTGAGCTTCTGCTGGGCTTGCAGCAGAACCAGCGAGGTGCTGGGGGTGGTGCCAGGCGTGCCGACGGTGTTGCCGATGTACTTGTAGCTGTTTGCCACATCGGCGTCGATGGACGAGGCCAACTGGCTGATACGAGGCTTCAAGACACGCTCTGCGAAGTCGTCCAACTGCATGGTCAGTTCGGCAGAGGTGAAGTTCACACCGATGTGCTTCTGCGAAGAAACAGTCAAGGTGGTGAACTGCTCGTTGTCGTCCTGAACTTGCAGGGCCGCGCCGTCGGTG